AGGATTTAGTTATAATAACATCAATAAGAACATTAAGGTCGCTGTCATTAGCACCTTTGAAAAGTTTTGCCTTTTCTTGCATATTAAATGGCTTACTATAAATAGCTTTGTCGCCTGTTAGTCCCCATTCAGGAACTTCTATAATTTTGGTTTCAAGAGATTCAAAGTGTCCTTTAACTCCCTCAAAAAAGTCTATTTTTTCAGCCATTCAATTTTATACTGTTGATCTAGTCAATACTCCTGTGCCTTGTGCTGTGAAAGTTGATTTAATTGTATCATCTAAAGTTACTGAATGAGATTCTCCTGTAACTATAGCACTTCCACTCCAATAGTAATCGCCTGAATCTGCACCCTCTGGGTAAAGATTTAATACAACTGTACTACCAACTGTTAATGCTTGTTGTCCATTTGAATCTGTTTCATCAAAATGTGTTTCAACATTTGCACTCCAACTTGTTCTACCAGCTAAATATTGTCTAGCTGTTGATCCAAGATTTGAGTTCTCAATTACATCTCCTGTAGTGTCAAGTGAAAATCCTGAAACACTACCGACAGCATTTGAACTAAGTTTAACTGTACCAGCTTGTCCTGTATGGTTAGCCATATCTTACTCCTCTGTTTTTGGTTTAGGTTTAGTTTCTGGTTTCGGTTGAGGTTTTGCACCTTTCACTTTCCACCCATTCTTAACAAGATTTTCAACTTCATAAGAAAAAACTTCTCTTTCAGTTCCATTATTTGGTGATACTAAAATAACTCTGTTTGTTCCCATAATTTACTTTCTTGTTTCATCTTAACTAACCTTTTTTTTAAAGTTAGTCAAAATATATTTTATCAATTATGCTGTGCCTCTAACAAATTGATATAAAACTCGTACTACAACTCTAACTCCACCATAAGGAAAAATTTCACCTTCATCTGTGTTAACCTCAATAATCTCAGTATTTAAAGCATTTCCGTTTCTAGTTATATCATTATCAAGTGTTTCTTCCACTACTTCAATTAATTGGTTTCTTAATGTGTCAATATTGCTTGTTGTTCCTTTAACAAAACCAACAATTACAAAATCTATTGTACCTTGTCTTTTTCCTGTTCCAACCGCACCCATAGTGCTAGGCTCTCTAGTTTCATCACCACTTTGCACATAACAGGCTGGAAATTGAGCATTTGATAATTCTTCAGGATCAAATGGCTCTCTAGTTATCTTTTTTAATTCAATAGGACTAGAAACAGCATCTAGTTTTGTAATTATATCACCAGCAATATCTTCTCTTTCACTCATAATCTAATATTCCTTAAAAACATATCTCTTATCTTATCTTCATCCCTTCGTCCAATGGCAAAAAAAGGTCGTCTAGGCATTTGTCCAACACCTTGATCATGAACATAGGCCTTAATTTGCTCTGATTTTCTTCTAAAAAATAATGTAGATGATGTTCTTCTTACCTTCCATGTTAAAGAATTAAACATATGACCATGAAAAGTTAAGTCAACAAATTTATTTTTTTTCTTTTTAAATTGTTCTGATCTTTTATATGCTTCAGAATATCCTTCAAAATTTCCACCATCAGGTTTTTGTCCTTTTTGTGTTTTGGTTTGAATTTGATCTACCGCATATGCAGAAACTTTATTTAATGCTTTAGTAATATCTCTTGGTATTGTTCGTTGTAGTTTCTTTATATAATTAGAAACATTTATTGTATTAGCTTTAATCTTAACATCTGCAACCATTATCTAACAAGTCGTAAAGTATGTATAGCTTCTTTTTCACTATTAGAAACTGATCCGCCACCATCTTCATCATATTCAACACCATCTTTTAAAACAGATTGAAATTCTTCATTAAATCTATCTCTATAAAAATCTATTTGCACTTGAAAAGAATCTTTCCCATCTCCTGAATTTCCATCTTTCCATTTAGTTAGCTGTGGAAAAATGTACTCTGCTAATGCCCTATATACTACTGATCTTTTCCATTGTGCATCAGTTAGTTTGGTATCTGTCATTTCAACAGATGTAACTTTTGTAATATCTTTAAATCGTACTGTATGTCTGTATCTTTCCCACCATTCGGCTCTTATTTTTCTTAGTACATCATCTTCTGCATATTGTAGTTGAGTACCAAAGTCAGTAATGCCATAACCTAATATATCAGGTTGTATGCCTTGAACATCACTATTTGCTACTCCGAATTGTGATGTAGCCATTATTTTTTACCTTTTTTCTTTTTAGGTTTATCTTCTACTAAATTCCAACCTCTAAATTTCCAAACTTTTTGATTTTTTTCCCAATCAACTTTTTTTCTTTTGATAATTCTTTTACCATTAGTTAATTCAATTTTATCGTCCATAATTTTACTCATTGTTACTTTGTTATCTATTACCATAAAATCCTCTTTTGTAAGAGGGGGATTAACCCCCTCTAGTTAATTAATTGTTTACAGTAATGATGAATCCATCATTAACTCAACACCATAAGTATCGTTTAATTCAGCAACTCCATAAACTGCTGTAGCAACAATCTCATCTGCTCTTAGAGAAGCATCTCTTTGAGTTTCAAGTTTTAAGTCTTGCATCATTGCTAGTCCTAAAGCATCTTTGTGGAATATAGCACCTTTATAATCACCAGTTGTACCAGTGTTAGAAATGTTTGCAGATTCATAAACTGGAACACCAGCTACTGTACCTACAAATCCAGATCGCATTGCTTCATTACCAATATCTGTAGTTGCACCTGATCCAGCACCAAAAGTATTAGATACTCCTGATTTCATATCATAAGCTATGTATGGATGTACCACACAAGCTAAATCTGATGATGGTACTGCTAAGTTTCTTAATTCAGCTACTGCTTCAAACATCTTTGCCGCAGAAAAAGAAACATCTGCTCCACCTACGATTTTACTAAATGAATCAAATAATGCGATTAAATCTACATCAATTTTTTTAGCGATTGCTTCACCAAATAATCTACCAATATCACTCGCAACATTTCTTGATGCTGAGTTTCTTGCTAAATCAGTTAGTGTAGTCATGATTCCAATTTCAGAAGCAGTAATTGTTACTGAACTTGGATTGATTGCAGTATTAGATAAATCAGTTGCCTCATTTACTGCCGCCGCACTTACAGAAGCATAAATAGGTACTTCTACCGATTTTCCGCCACCTGAAATAGTATAATTTTTAACTAATCCTCGCATAAGTGATTTCTCATTTGCTACGAACATTGCCTCTGCTATGATCTCTGTATATAGTTCCGAGATCGTTGAACTTGTTGTTTCATCAGCCATTGCTAATCTCCTTTAATATTTAAGTTAAATTTATGACTGTGGGCTTACTATCCCTTTCCTTTTTATATTCAGCATATCGCTTCCTATCTTCAGGTTTTGTCATATCTAAATCCGCAATATTAAAAGGTTTTGCGTCAACCTTTCCCACATTACTCACACTTCCACTCCCTGAAGGAGTTGCCGCTTGAAAGTGAGGATTCTGTGTCAAAAACTCTTGAACATATTCATCTACTGATAAAAGTTCACCTTTAGTATTATAACGAGGTTGTTTGTTTTCTGCAAGAACTTCTACTTTGCCTTCGTCATTTAATTTTACATTTGATTTTAATAACTGAACAACTTGATCTGGTACATTTGACCTATGCTTACTTGCACTAGACAATAAACTATCATTAATTTTTATTTGTTCTAATTGTGTTTTTAAATTTGCTATTTCAGAATTAGATTTATCAGCTTGTGTTTTCATTATTTCATCAAACTCGCCTCGCTGTTTCTTAATCTCTAGTTCTTTTTCTTGTTTTTCTTGCAAGGATAATTTTGCCGCATTCAAATCTTCTGTTCCTAACTCTTTGTAAATTTTTCTTCGTTCCCTTGCTAGTCGTTCTTTAACAATATCGTCAACCTGTGCTTTGTTAAAAGAATCTTCTTTATTTTCTTCTACTTTTACTTCTTCCTGTTGGATTTCAGTTGTTGCAGTTTCAACTGTATCCGTTTTTTGCTCGTCAGCCATAATTACTCCTTTTTAAATATCAATATCTTTACTAATATCTTGATATTGTTTTATTTCTTTTTCAGTTATTTGTCTATTATCTTGTAAAACAATCTCTAAAAAATCTGCTAGACTCTCTTGTTCTTCAATAGATAAATTTCTTGTTGCTATTGGAAAATCATTATATTTTTTAATGTATTCACCAGATAATGCTATTAATCTATCAATCATAATTTATCAAACTCCTTTATAAAATTATTAAATGAATTGGTTGTATTTTTTGCATAATACTCCATTAATTTTTTTTCAATATTTCTTACATTCATATTCATTACAGGTGTAACTGTATTTAGGTCATAAGTCATTTGGGTATAATTTGCAAAAGCCTCTAAAGATTGCCTATGAGTAAAAGTTCTTACTCCATCCTTTATAATATTAGGTGATTGATTATAATAGTATTTACCATGACCAGCACCAATAGTTTCTTTAGTAATTGAGCCAATATAATCATTAAAGGCTGTTGTAAATTGACTATCGTATTGTCCACCATAACTATCAAATATTTTGTGTTTTAATTTTAACTTAAATTTATAAATTTGCTCTTGACCATATGATCTTTTATTAAATTTTAAATAATCTTTAATTTCGTCATCAGATAAAATTACTTTTTCTTTTAGGTTTAAATTTTTAAAAAATTTTTCTCTTTCAACCCTTTTTGTAACAAGATCAGGTGCATCCATTTGAACTCTTTTATTTTCAAGAAAAAAAGCATCTTTTCTTTTCTTTAAATCTTTTGTAAGAATTTTTGTATCATCTATTAAAGATTGAATTTGTAAATGTGATATACTTTGAAAATTTGTATCTATAATTTTTTGTTTAGTATTTTTACCATATTTTTTTAATAAACTTTTATCTTTTAAATAAATAGCACCTAATTGCCTATCTATTCTATGCCCATATTCGTGAATAAAAGTTCTTAATTGTTCAATATTATCTGCATGATTACTACCCATATTTAATAAATCTTCACTTGATCTATAAAAACCACCACCTTCTCTTTTAAATTTTTTTAATGCTGGTATTGTTGATATAACCTTTGTAATAGGATTGACTTTATTTCCAAAAGCTTCTTTTAATAAATTTTTTTCACTATCTGCAACATCACCAAAAATATTTTTAATTGGTTTTTCTTCTTTTTTCTTTTCTTCTTTTTCTAACCAATCTGGATCAACAGGATTCCAAGTATGTCGGCAACGATAACCACCTCTAACAACAAATGGATCGCCACTTGATTTGCCTGTCCAACTACCTGACCAAATACTTCTAATTTCTTCTTCAGAATATACTTGTCCTATATGTCTTTGACAAAAATCTCTTGTTGTTGTTATAGATGTTCCAGCATATCTAAAATGTGTTAGTCCAGCAGAACTAGATTTAGCCTTAACAAATTGAGCATCAAATTGCATAATAGAATCATGTGCTAATTGTCCAGCATGACTTGACATTGGTCGTCCAGCCGCATCTACTCCGCCTGTTAATTTGCCTGATATATCTCTTACCATATCATCAAAAGACCTACCGCCAATAACATTCTGATAAACATTAGTATTAATTTCAGTTAAATAAGTATTAGCTACTTCTTCAAAACCCTGAAATGTTTGTGTTTTTAATGCACTAATTGTATCTAAATCTACCTTTGTTAAGTTCTTAAATTTATCTGGTATGTCTAATTTACCAAACTCTTTCATAAACTCACCTACTAATTGATCGTATTCCCTAATAAGAGTGTCAGATTCGGCTAGGAAAGTGTTTTGAAATTGTTTTTTAAAGTCGTTTCGTAGTTGGATAGTGATTGCTGTTTTTTGTCGTAATAGTTCAGGGCTAAATGGTTGTGTAGATAAAAGTTTTTTATGCTCTGCAATATCTGATATTATTTGTGCTTCTAAATCTTCTAATGTTTTCTTAATCTGAGTTTCATGATTAAGAGTTAGTTTGTCTAATATAGATTGTCTTGACATTCATTTTATTCTTCGGCTGTTTCAACACCTTCAATAGCTGGTGTAGAGAATTGTCCTATAGCCACAGTAGAATTATCAATTTCATCATTAATGGCACTAATAGTTTCATCTTCTTCTACAACTGACCTTGCAATTTGTTTATCAACCTCTTTCATAAATGTTTCTGATTTAATTCCACTTGCTTTTGCTGTTTGTAAGAATTGTAAGTCAGCCGCATAATCTCTTAAATCAAAAGTATCTGGGTAATCAATTTCACCATCAAATACTTTATTTTGCCACTTAGCAAATAAAGACCATATTCTTTCTTCTGCATTTTCTAATAAATCAGCTTTTTCAGATAGCCTAGCATTTAATAATTGGAACTCTGTTTGTAAAGCTATGCCACTATTAACTGTTTTTTCTGTTCCTCTTACACTTCCCATATGTGTTATTCTGTTAATAGCATCTACTTTCATACTAATTGTTTTCATTATGCTTTCTAATGATTGAGAAGAAGGTTGAATAATATAAGGCTTTAAGTTTGCATCCATATCTTCAGGCATTTCAATAATGCTACCAGCACCAGCACTCGCTTGAACATTAGGTGTTTTAACTAAATTAGGATGGTTAGATAATCTTATTAATTGCTCAATTTCAGAATAATCATTGTAAATAGACTGTTGTAATTCTGCAACATCTGACAAATCAGATATACCAATAGCTTTTCTTTGTGATTTTTGATTGTATAAAATAACTGCTGGTATTTCTCCTAAAGCATTTGGTTGTTCATCTAATAATTTTGGTTTAGCTGTACTGTGGTCGGTCATGTAATCGTCAACATGATAAGTACAAATATCTTCAGGACTCCAAACTTTTAATATGGCTCTCTCAGGATTAATGTCCTCTATAATAATTAATGATGTTAAATAATATTTGCCATTAGCTAATCTTTCATATCTCCAATTAGTTACATTCTCTGGTGAATAGATAGACATATAAGGTCGTATGTCTTGTTGTAATTCTTCGGCTCTTGTTTTGGTAATAATGTTTGGCTTATCTATAATTCCCCAACAATGACCATAAATAGAAGCCTGAGTTTGCATTTCTTTAATTACATTTGCAAAAGACCTACCATCTAAATCACTATCTTTGAGAAATGACTCTAATTGTGGATCGCCACTCATAGAGCCATAATCTCTCGTAGGAGGAACACGAAATAAAAAACTTGAATAAATTTGTACTACATTTCGGCAATGATTATCTAAAGGTGTAAAGTCTAATCTTTTTAAATATTCTTCATCTGTTTCTAGTATGTATCTGTTTAAAAAATTACCAAGAGAAAAATCATCTCCACCAAGATAAGAACGATAATGGAAATTCCAATTATGCAAACTATCCTTATAGTCCTGATGTTTTGATATTAAATATTCCCTGTTGTAATCTGCCATTAACTCCACCTAGTAGGTTTGCTTGGTTTAAACTCTCTACGCAAAGGAAACATATACTCAACCATATAACCTAAAGCATCATTCATGTGATCATGACCGCTATCTTTATCTGGAACATGAGTTCCCTCTTTGTATACTTGTCTTTCTAAACTTTTAATTACATTTTTACAAGATTTTATAATGAAAAGACTTGACACTCCATTCGTATTTTTCAATTTAGAATTTACTGCATTAATTCTATCTCTTACTAAAGGATGTGTTGATCTTGCTCTTACTTCAAACCCAGCATTTCGTAACAAAGCTAAATCAGTAAAACCACCAGCAGATGTTTTTCTTTGTCTTGCGGCTGGATCAGGATAAATAACTATATTAAACTTACTATATCGTCTTTTAATTTCATCAATCATTTCACTTGTATTAGAACTCCATATTTGAATTTCATCAAAAATTATTAAATCATTATCCCTTTTCTGTGCTAAAACACATACCATAGGATCAATATTGAAGTCCATACCAATATGAATTGTTGCATTAACTACTTCATGGTTATCTATAATATGCAAATTTCTATCAAAGTTATAATAAATAACTCCTGAATAATTTACAAATGTTGCCAAATATTCTTGTTGAAAAGTTCTTTCGTCTAGGTCGTCTTTAGCCTGTTCTATTTCTTCTTCTGTTACTTGACCGCCATCTAATGTCGTAAATTTAAAGCCTTGCCATTCTTTGTTTTGTTTAGTGTATAAATCGTATGCCCAATTATAGCCTTTAGGTGTTCCTGTAAATAAAGCATGACCTAATGTATCAGATAAAGTTGGTCTTATAACTTCAAACCAAGCCTGAGGTTTAATGTCCTGAAATTCGTCTATACAGATAAAGTTTAAACCAACTCCTCTTAAAGATTGCTCATTATCAGCACCTTTAAGTTGGATAATAGAATTGTTTTTGAGAATGATAGATAAATCTGCTTCATTAATTTTCTTAACCCACCTGTGATTAATCATTTGTTCTTTGAGCATAGTCCAGCAGATATTCTTACTTTGACGATAGCTTGGTGATATGTACCAAATTTTTTGATTAGGGAATCTTGAAAATTTAGCCAATTCTTGAATGGCAACAAATGTCTTACCAAATCTTCTACCAGCAAATAATATCCTAAATCGTTTATTACAAAGTATTACTTGTCTTTGAGGATCAGATAATGGCACTATTCAATAGACCAAGCTAAAGGCTCATTATCTTCTGTTATTGGTGTTTCAGATTGGCCCAGCATTTGTTTACCTAACCATATCTGCATGACTACATTACCCTTTTCTGCTGAGTTCCATTGCAGTTGTCTAAGCCTTAACTTTTGTTCTGATCGTCCTTTTGTCAAAAATTCGGAATAACTTTTCCTAATAAGGCTTTCATCACAACCAAAATAACCAGCTATTTCTATATTAGTACATCCATATTGTGCTAGTTTTTGTACCTGTTCTCCTTTGATGTCGTATTTTTTTGGTCGTGCCATAATATCCTCTTTTACCTAGAGTGTAGGTTTTGTGTTATTTTAAATATTTTTTAAGGAAATAGCAATAGAAATAGGCGGCTCTTATTGAGCCACCTTTATTGATTTAACAATTTTATTTTTTGCTTTTTGTTTTATTCTTTCACGAACTTGATTTATTCTATTGGTATTATTTCTCAATTCAAAAAAATCTTGCTGTAAATCACCTCTAGTTTCTTCATCAACATTATCTTTATAAATAAATGTTCCACCAGATTTTAATTTGTTGTAATCAATTATTTCTTTATGATTTTCAACAAATTGTTTCTTTAATGAATTATGCCAAAAAGAATACCAAACTTTTTCTTTTCTTAATTTAAAAAAACTGTCATTAATTAAATTAGAGTCAATCTTAATTTTACCATCAATATTATGGTCAAATTTAGTATTAGGTGTTAGTACATAACCTTTCGCACCATCTTCATACCAACCACCCATACCTTGATTTACCCAACCACCACGAACACATTTTTGCCAATATAATGTTCCTTTTAATTTACCTTTGTTTTTACCTCTCGTTTTAATGCCAACAAGTTTTACAATTTCTTCAAAAGTAAAACCTGTAAGCATTTGTAAATAGTTAAAACCAAAGTCAGTATCTAGTCTTGAAAATTTATGTGTTATAACTGCTCTACCCATTTTTTTTCTCCTTGTTAATCATATACATACTTTAATGTATTTATTGTGTAATAGTCAACAATTATCGTAATTATTTTTAGGTTAAATAATGGCAGAAAACAGCCATTTAATGAATAGTAATGCCTTCTCTTATAATTTCTTCCACATTTATTAGGTGATTTTTAGCTATATAATCATTAGCTTCTTGTTCTGTTTCAAATCCAGATACTTGAATAACAGCAGAATATCCACCTTCAATATCAGGTAGAGTAAGAAAAAAACTTTTTAATTCAACTTTATTTTTCATAAATTAATCCTACACACTAAAACCCATTTTTTCCATAGCTTCTTTTGTTATTTTTCCTTCTTTATATTTTTGCATAATATCATTATCAAAATCATTAATTGTTTTTATACCTTTTTGCCATAGAGTTAAGTTAGCAAATTTATTTCTTGGAACTATACCAAAATTATCTTCTTTAGTTTGTTTTGATATAAGTTCTTCTGTCCAGCCTTCTGAATTTAACCATCTACTAAAATGTGGCACAAATTGTTTATCTTCCTCTGAATCACATTTTTCATTAAATTTGGCTATAAGGATTGTTGACTCTACTTTGTTATGTATTTTTGTGTAGGCTTTTAATCCATTTGCTTTCGTACCTCGTTTAATTTTAAGTTTATTCCATATCTCCTCAAAAGCATTATTTATTATTTTATTATTATTATTACTATGACTATAATTAGCATTGCGTTCGTTATGCGTTGGCATTGCGTTTTTACCCCATCTCTTTTCAGCAGATTCAGTAGCTTTATCAGATTTTTCTTGTACCCAATTCCATTCTTCTAATTGTGCTGGACAATAATAACCACTTTTATCCATCTTAAAAAATCTACCTAAAATATACTTTGTAGATTCCAAATTTGGATTTTTAATTATTCTATTAATCCTATCTATATCATTAGGTAAATGTGCTTCATTTTTCCAAGCATAACATAAAAATCTAAAATATTTACCAATTTCATCATCAGTTAAATCAACACAATCGGCAATAAATTTATCTGGACTTATACCAAACTTCCACATCTTTAATTTTGTCATTTTTTTTCTCCAATTCTTTAGTAGCTGAATCTATACAATCTTGCTGATACCCTTTCCACCAATTTCTCGTTTCTTGAACAATTTTCATGTAACGATCAGATAATTCCACTATTTTATACTCCCCAGATTTCATTTCTTTGTTCCAATAGTTCAGCACTATTCCAAGTCCAATCATCCAATTTAGGAGGACAAAATGACTTTAAATCATCTGCTATATTACAAGCATTAAAAACATTAGCACATTGAAATAAATTCATTTCTATTTCCTTAATATATTTTTCGTCAGGAATATAATTAACAAACTCACATCTTTTCGGTGTGCAAATTAACATCTTAACATTTACAGGTTTTTCAAAGTTTTCATCAAAAGCCTTTTTATATACAGCCATTTGAAGCATATCGTCATGGACAGGCATAAATTTTTGTTTAGTTTTCAAATCCACAATTAATATTTCATCCTCTTTTTCAAAAACAAAATCGGTAAATCCATAAAAAGGAACTCCCATTATAGAGGTATCTATGCGGCCTTGAAATGATAAAAAACTATCTTTGTATGGTGATAACATATCAAAACATTGCTCTACCATTGGTGCAATCATATTGTATTGTTTATCGTCTGGATCTTCTTCAAGAAATGAGGTTGCCGATTTAAAGTAGTTTATTGCTGTATCAAAACATTCATTAGAATTTGCACTTTTTGTAAACATTTGATGTAGTCCAAACTCAACAGCATTACCTCTTTCCATTGCATGATTTGTTGTTCGTGGGTAGCCATAAATATAAGTTAATACAAATTGTGCTTGATTACTTTTCCATTTTTTTACTTTACTAATACTAAATGGAAGCATTGACTTATCTAATTCCTTATCAAATTTAGTAAATATTTCTTTATCTATCATAATAACTCTCCTTGTCTTTTATCTTTAGGTTTCCATTCAAAATAAAATAATCTATTCGGTTTGCCTGTAAATTTATCAGGAACAATACTTGTTTTAATAGGATTCATTAATTGTGATTTAGCCACAATCATAGAATTACCCTTATAAATTAATTCTAAGTCTGTATTTTGACTTAATGCTTTATCAATATATCTACCTTGAACTGCTATTAAGTTATTAAACAGGCTGGTTATTGTTTTCTGTATCATTTTTTTCTCCATCAATTTTTATTTGTGAAATATTAGCTTCACATTCAGCCAGAAATTCTCGCATAACTGCATTTAAAGTTTGTGCGGCACTTAAATTATCTATTCCGACCTTTGCCTGAACTTTAATTCGTGCTTTGTTATATAAGTCTTTATGTAATTCCAATGTGCTAAATCGCTTAATTGGATAGCTTCTTTTTTCCTTTGACATTTTCCATTCTCCTTTTCACTATTTCTTTTAGTGTTTCTTTTTGTTTGTTTATTATAGAACTATCTGAATGACAAGTTCTGCAAAGAGGAATGAGATTTGAGATTTTATCTCTGAGTCCTTTTTTATCTCCACCCATTCCCCTAGATTCAATATGGTGGTTATCTTGCCACACATTTTTTTCACAGTACCAACACAGTTCAGCATAACTATCAGCTTCAGTATAGCCATAGTATTTCATAAACATTCGTTGATACTTTTTCATTAAATGTCTGGTGATTGATTATACTGTTCATCTTTAAGTTCAATTTTAAAGTTTAAAGTACCATCATCATTCTTCCAAATTGCGGCTGAATAAACCCTATTTGGATCAAGTGTTATCTTCTCTTTAATTTGAACTTTGCTATTTTGATAAACAGGTTTTGAATCTCCTTCAACTTTGTTATCATTCTTAAATAGCTTTATGTAAGTTTTCATATATCTACTCCTTTATTAATTACTTTAGTTTTCGGCTCACCCTTACTAAAAGTTTCATTAGTATTTCTACCTGATGCTTGGTTTCCATCATCTTCAAAATCTGCTTCAAGATTCAACATAGCTTGAATATGATACCTTCTCATATAGGTAATACCACTTCCAATTTGTTGAGGATTACTTGATACAGTTCCTATTGAGGATGATGATTTAATAAATTGACCACTTGTTAAATGTGTAATTGTAGTAGTCAAAAATATTAATTCGTTTTTATCTTCAATATTATATAAAATAGATAATTTATTTTCTCTTAAAGAATCTTTACAAGAATTAAATATATCATCTAATGTACTAAATTGATGTGGTTTACCATTTTGAGTTTTAAAAAAATTATTAAGACCACTTTTATTTAGTTGTTTAAAACCAACCCTAGCTTCTTCTATGGCTGATAAAAGTAATTCAGTTCTTTGACTGTGCATTTTTTTCTCCTTTATTTTAAAACAGAGTAACCTCTACCATACATACAGTTGATTACTATGTTTTTCTTAGTTTTTAGTTCAGGCGACAACCACAATACTCGCCACCTCATTTTATTATAAACAACCTTACTGCCATTTATAAAATCGTTTGTATTATCATCTGCTATTGCTCTACAAGTTTCTAAATCATCATGATATCTATCCATTGATGAATCTAAATTAGCAGATGATTTTCCTCTACTATCAACCAAAGGCTCATAATTGGTTGAACAAGCAGACAACATTAACATTAAAATAATAATACTAATTATTTTCATTTTTTTCTCCTTTGTTCTTTTCTAAAGAAATTATTAATTGCTCTTTTCCATTTAGAATCAAATAGTTTCATTTGTATTGGCTCTAAATAAAAATCATATCCAGAATCTTGATAAATATTTACCCAAAGACCATACAAATAAGTTCGTGTAATAGGATTTTTTCTACTCAACGATTTTTTATACTTATTAGCTTTATCAATAAGTTCCTTATCTTTTTCTTCTGAAATAAGATATGTTCTATTACCAACTCTAACAGAAACATTTTTTTGATTATTAGGAACTAATCTTATTTCTGGTTTCATTTTTTTTCTCCTTCAAAACTTAGTTTAGGTTTATACACTACAACTGACTTTGAAAGTCTAGGTTGCTTTTTATAAACTTTTTTAATTTGTTTTTTTGTTGGTTCTTTTTTTAAAGCACCTTCGTGCTGCTCTAAAACCCAATCTCCAAATCCACTCATACTTGCTCCTTTATTTGTTTAAGTACCTCTTTCATAAGAATTGTTTTGTTTAATCGTTTCCAAATCTTATTATAAAATTTATGAGTTTTATTATTAATAATACATGGTTGTTTTTCAAAACCCTCATAACTTAAAAAACATTTTAAATTACCATATTTAGTTTTGTCATTTAAGTTTTTTACATAGTTATTTTTAATAGGTAATTTTTTGTGTTCTCCATCAACTGAATAAACACAATGAAAATATTTATTAGATTTTTTGACAAACCACAAATAAGTTCCACAATCTATAAGTTTATACATTTTTTTCTCCTATAATTTTACTAGACATAACGACCTTACCATTTTGATCTAGTACAGTTGTTGAATTATCTAACCAAGTTATTTTTAAATCGTTGTTACTTACTTGAAAGCTAAAACCCAAAATTAATTTTTTAATTTTTAGCAATCTCATTAATGCTCTTTCTTGTTTCATTTTTTCTCCTTTGTTAAGCGGCTCATTATTGAGCCGCCTTAAAATCTGAACATAGATTTCTTAATTCAAGATCGTCTTTTCCTTTCATGTCCATGTAATCAAAGAAAAGATAAAGATTACCTCTTTGAGATAATTCATCAAAAGAAATTTTATGTTTAGAATTGTCTGGTAAAATTATTTCATGGTGTGAACCTATGATTGATCTCATAACAACACAGTTTTCAAAAACTTTACCCATAATAGTAGTTATTGTAATAACTGAATTTTCAGTAGCAAAATCTTCGTAGTTACATTTGTCTAACATTTTTTTCTCCTTGTTCATATACACCTTTCTATACATTTATTATGTATTTGCAATACATTTATTAACAATTTGTAATTTTTTTTTATTTTGCTATAAATAATTACCTAAAACATAAAAGGAATAGGGCAGTTTATCAGGGAAATATTTAGGTGTTCCTTGTTTTTTTTCATTTTTTTCTCCAAATCTTAATGATAACTGCCCTTCTTTTATGCTACATATAGTGCATGAAAGAGTCTGACATACAAATTGCAGTAGTAGAATATCTTAAAGAAAAGCAAAAAACCTATAAATTTCGCTATTTTTCTGTACCTAATGAAGGGCAAAGAAAAGTTTGGTTTCTTAATAAGCTGGTTCGTATGGGTTTAAAGTCTGGTGTTCCTGATCTAGTGCTGGAATTTCCTGAAGGAAAAATTGTTTATTTAGAAATTAAAACTGAAAAAGGAAGGCTGTCAGATACACAAAAAAAGTGGCTAGAAACATCTGAGCAGTTAAATACCCCTCATTATGTCTTAAAAGGCTCTGTAGAGGCAAATTTAAGCCTTTTAGAAGGTATTTTTGCCCTGTTCCCTAATGCTAGAGTTGTGTAATGCTTTTAACTAATCCAACAGGAATAATATTTCTATCACCAAAAAATCCATCCTCTGAGTAAGAGGCGAAAGTCCATAAATATTTATCGTTTTTTTTGTATATGTAAGCGAAGGTTGTAATTATTGATGTTTCCATTTTGTCAAAATCATTAAAACTTACAATCGTTGAATCGCCTGTAATATCTTCCCAAATTATTTTATAAAAATTATAAGACTTGTCGCCTATTACTTGATTACTTTTTTTTTCTTTTTTTAGATTTTTTTTTAGGAGGTCTGCCTTTTTTAGAGCCATAAGTTCCTTTGCCCTTCGGCATTAATGTAAAATCCAGTTATGAATAGCAATAGTTATTATTATAATAATAATTGCTTGAACCCACCACTTTAAAGAAATAAATGAATCCCACCACTTTTCAATTCTCTCTCTCATTTTGTCAATCCTTTCGCTTTTTCAAAACTTCTTAAACCCCCAAGACCCAAAATTCCGAGAACTAAAGGCATTAGCTGACCTAAGTCTAAGACAACCCAATCTACTTTAATATTAAACATTTGTAAAATCATATCTAATAAAGGTTGCAACAAATATACATAGGCAATACTACAACCTGAAACCCAACCCAAAAATGGTCGCCACCCAGCAACAAATATTGATTTGTGTCCAGCTTCAATTTTATTTATATCTAATTGTTTTTCTTTTAACTTTGCATCAATCTCTTTCATTTGTAGTTTTAGCTTTTCTTTTTCTTCTCCTGAGAAATGAAGATCGTCTATTACATTACCAACTGTTTTGATTGTATCACCACCAAATATTTTACCTAATACCATTTTATTACCTCCACGATTTTATTGACCAATATGCTGGACTTAAATTTTTTTGACCTTTTACTTTTTTTAATACTCCACCCATTCTAGCCATAAAACTTCTTTTTCTTGCTGGAATATTTTTTTTAATTCGCATAGTTTTATCACCAAAATTTACTTTTTTAATGTTACCTGTTGATCTATCTCTTACAAAAACTTTAAATTTTTTAACATCTCCTCGTTGAATTTTATTTAATTTAACTGTTCTGCCTTGATATTTAGCCATTATTTTTTTCCATTAAATGCTCTATGAAAAGCGGCAAACAAACCATAAGGATCATTAACAGGATAACCTAATTCATTTAATTTTTTATTTTTAATTTCTTTTTTCTTTTTTTTAACTATTTTTTTCTTTTTCATAATTTACCACACTCTCTTAATTGATCTGATATTCTTTGCATTTTTGCTCTTAAATCTTCTTCTCTATATTTTTTTCTATTATCATGTATCTCTTTTATTTCCTCTGGTGTTGTTAATCTTTTTCGCATTGTTCTCATGTCAATTTTTTCATTTTCTCGCTTAATCTCATCACTCGGTTTGGTGTCTGTTTTGCCCATAAACTTGATTCCATTTGTAATCCAGCCTCAATATAATCTTTATTTCGTAATGCTTCAAACATCTTCTTAAATTTGGTGGTTTTTGGCTTTCCAAGTTGGAAACACATATGAATTATAATCTCTTTTGCTTCATCATGAATATCTAAATCTTTACATAAATCCATTGAATCTTGATAAGAAATTTGAAAGTCATAATCAAAAACCTTTAATAATCTTTTTCGGTCATATTTTACACCTTCTTTAAAATTATCACTTGGTCTAACTAAATGTCCATAACCTATTGTAGCAAAGCCAAGATGATCTTTGTATATAGTATCTCTGTAACCTTCTTCTTTTTGTATTTCGTCTTTTAATTTTTCTATATTCATATTAATCTCCTGTTATATTTTTTATTTTAACAGTTTCACCTTCCCAAGAAACAACTGATTCATCTTCAATACACTTTTCTAAATAAACAGCCATATCTAAACATTCTTGTTGGGCTTCTTTTAACCACTCAATTTTAGATTTTTTAGCATCTTCCATAGTATTGCCAAATTTAATCATTCCTTGATTTGCTCTTAAAGACATTTTATTAATTACTCTTTGAACAAGTTTATCTGGTGTTTTCATACTTCTCCTTTAGTTCTATCATACTAACAAAATTATGTCCTTGTATATGTCCATCAGCTAATAATAACTGTGAAATACCATAAGACCATCCATTAGCATTATTTATAGCATAACTTTCAATATGACCAAAGTTCATTGCTGTTCCTACATTCACAATTTTAACATAATTACCTCTACCTAATTTACTTGCTCTCCAAGATCGTTCCCTATGACTATGACCAAATACTATGTCGTGTGTAGCAGAATTAGATATTTGACTTGCTTCTGCCATTTTACCACCAATTTCTCTACCCATTTCATTTAAAGGAACATGAACAAAAGCTACTCCTTTAATAAAGAAAAAATCTCCATATTCAGAAATTCCCCAACCTCTTATTCGCCATAAGTTTTCGTATTGCTGTGAAAATGCACCAACAACTTCTTTGTGTTCGTTTTCATATTTATATAATCGTAATTCGTGATTGCCTAAACAATAATGTTTATAGCATTGATGATCGCCCATACCTTCATGTAATAATATTAATGCTTCTTTTGTTGCTTCTATATCTGCTGAAATAGGTGGTTTTGCTCCACCTTTAACAGTATGGTTTTTATCAAAAGTATTAACTGAATCAAAAGAACAAAAATCTCCAATACAAACAACATAATCAGGTTTGTATTCATTTATTTGTTTTCCTATCCAATAAAATCTATCTAAATTTTCATCTGGTGAAACATGAGCATCTGGAATTACAAATACTTTTGTTGGCTGTGAGAAGCTAGTTGTTTGTGCGGCTATTCTTACAATCGGTTTTTTATATTCTTCTATAATAACTTGCGGCTTAGTATCTTTGTACCTGTGCCATTCAATAGTCCAATGAGAACTACCTAATGCTAACTTTTCTATTTTATCTATTTTTCTTTGTAGTGTTGTTCGTGGAATATCTAAAACATCTTCAACTATTTTTTTTGCACCTGTAGGATTATTTAAACCACCTTTGCCAACAGGCGGATAACCTTTATCTAAAGCTTCATGTAGCTTTTCTTGGATAAGTTTTAGCTCGTCCCATTCCTTATCTTCCATAGAAGATTATTATACTAATTTTTAAAATTTTGCAAAAAATGGCTATTTTAGTAATTTAATAAAAGTATAAATTCCAGCTAAAATTGTTCCAATAAATAAAGCAACTTTTAATCCGCCCATTCCTTTATTAGATATAGAATTAAGATCACGAATTTGTTTTTGCATAATATTTATATCTTCACGAATATATTTAACATCTGTTTTTAACTCAGCAATAATAACTCTTTCTTTTTCCCAATCAGACATCTTGCATACTTTCTATTTGAAAAATTTCTGGGTATTCTTGTATTAGAAAATAAACTGTTTTACTAATCTTTTTTGTATAATTTTTATCTATTGCAAAAGTATGTAAGCTATTAATTAATTCATCTAAATTTATTTCCTGTAATAGTGTTTGTTTATTTCTTAGTTTTCTATATTCTTTAAAATCTGAACCTCTATTAAGTAAGGTAATATAATCAGCAACACTTTCACACTTTCTATTATATTTTTTTATCATTACATTACTATTTAATGCTTTTATATGAGGCTGTGTTTTGTCAGTTTCTATCATTCCATAAAAATTATTACCTTCTAAAGCAAATCTTGATAAACCCCAATTAGATTCAAGTATAGCTTGAGCAACAGAAACAACTACTATTACTCTTGATTGTGGTGGAATTTTAGAATTAAATTCAATCGTACATTCTGCAATACCATAAACAAATTCATCTTTATTTTTATAACTAAAATCCCATTCATAATTAAAAGAACTACATAATAGAACTAAAGTTGCACAAATTGTTTTAATCATGCTTTGCCTTGCCTATTATATTTTTTCCATGATTTTAATTTATGTTTATTTTTTGGCTTAGAACGAGAAGAATTTCCTATTGATGTTCTTTTAACTACTTTATCAAAAATTGATTTTTGAACTAAAGTTTGTTTTGCCATTATTTCATATTTGATAATGGATTTTCTAAAGCAAGTTTTATTTTTTTATCAATTTTTTCTTCTAATGATTTCATTTCATCTTTTAAATCATTAACAGTTTCTTTTAAATCTTTAGAATTTTCTCTACCATCTTCTTTAACTTGTTGCTCTACATCATTAACAATTTTTTCAATTCGTCTTACATCTTGTCTAAGATCATTCTTTAACTCGTTAGCAACATCAGAAACTAATTGTACTTCCTGAATTATCATACTCATTTCTTGAGTTATCATTTCAGTTTCTTGTTGCAGTAATTCTAATCTTTTATCAAAACCACTTAAATCTGGTGCTGAATAATGCTCTATCTTATCTTTCATGTTAAGATAGTCTTTATAAAACTCAAAACCAGCCCATAAACCACCACCAAGAGTAGTTAAGGCAGTAATAATAACAAATATCTTGCCACCTTTAAACTTTATTCCAGCAAATTCCATTTCTGCCATAGCTACTCCGAATCCGTCTGCCATTGGCTGTCTATCATATCGTTCATTAATCCATCACTTCCCGCAAATAAAAAATAACTCGCTATATTATTATCAGATATAACTGTGTCTGGTAAAGTAACATCTGAAAAAAAATCAACCCTATCATTTAATGCTTGTTGAGTATCAAAAAAAGTTCTAGTGTTGCCTAATACTTGCATAACAACCAATGTTTTAGTTTGGCTTACATCATCATATCTTTTTTTATCATCTATTTTTTTCATAATTTTTTTAACAGCTTTTTCTTTAGATGATTCTTTCTTCGCTATTTCTTTTGGTTTCTCAACTTCTTCTTTTTTTTCTTGTTCTTTTTCTATTGGTTGTTCTTTTTTTTCTTCAACTACTTCGCTTGTTGATTCAGTTTCTTCCTCTTTTGTTTCTTCTTGTGATTCCAATTCTTGCGGTGCTTCTTCTTTTATATCTTCTGTTACCTCAATGGTTTCTTCAACAGTTTCCTCAATCTCTAACTCTAACTCTGCTTCAACTTCTATTTCCATTTCCATGACCTCAATTTCTATTTCTGCCATTTCTATTTCTTCTATTTCAACAACAACAGCATCATAATCAACTTCATCAATTTGTATAGGTTCTAAAACAAAATCGTCATTCATTTCATTTGAATCAAATATATCTTCAACAACATCAATAACATCTTCTGGTGTATCTATATTTAAAGCAATAAACATTTCTACTGATGTTATTTGTTGGGTAATAATGGTATTGACAACATTATATAACACGGAGACTGTAACATCATCAAACAAGGGTCCAATGCTTAGACTAATATCCCTACCTCCTATTTCAATAATGACAGTAGTTAAACTTCCTGAAAAATCCCAACCACCCTCATAAGATTTATAACCAGAATTTGTGCCACTAGCAGATAAAATATCAGTACCACTAAAAACATTTGTATTTCCATTTTTACCTGTGATGTGCATATAAATGGAATCATTTGCATCTTGTTTATCTACTTTAATTGTATAGTTAGTTTCTCCACCTTTAGTTATATTAAGACTTGATATATCTATCGTATTAATAAAAGTAGTTCCCATACCCTCAACACCCATTGCACTTGTACTATTTCCTGATCCTGTTATCATTGCACATTTATCAGTTCCTAAATTTCCGCAACCAGAACCACTAGGCATAGAAGCTGGGCCTTGACCTCCCCAATCAATATCCATATCGCCCTCAAATTTTGAAGTTACATAATTATTATCACCATCTAATAAATCTCCAGAGTCCTCATTAATAATAGTAGTTGTTGTAATGTCAGTTGTTGTAGTTGTTATTATTGTTATTCCATCTGCTTCATGGATAATTTCTTCTGTTATAGATTCTTCAATTATTTCTTCTATTGTTGGAGTACAAAGACCTATGGTGTCAGTTGTGCAATCTACAGCTTTACTAGAAAAGGATAGGGAAACCGATCCACAAAGCCATAGCAGATATAATAAATTTCGCAAATTGGTCATTTTTGACTTCCTTTATTTCTTTTTTAGTTAATTCTTTATTAGCAAATACAACACTTCCTTCTGGTACTAATTCTGGATTTTCTTCCCAACCTTGTTTTGCTTCTGTTCCTATCTTTGAATCATAAGGACAATAAGTTCCAGCAAACCACATAGCATCAAACACTCTATGGTCAGTACATAATGTTGAAACAGCCGCAACTTTCATTCCCATAGAATATAAACTACGAGCAAGTTTAATTCTTTCACAGTTTTCATCTGTGATTGTGATACCACTAGCGATACCAAAAATTTGAGTTTGTACTGCACCACTCGTTGCTGTTTTACAAATATCAGAATTATTTACAACAACACTTGGAGCATTAGCTGTTGGTGGTGCTTTATCAGTTACTACAGTTGAAGAAACAGTATTTGTGTCAGCACCAAGAACAGAGTTCATCATACTATTAAGAAAAAAAATTATTATTGTTGCTAATATTATTCCAATTATAACAGGACTTTTCATTCAAAATCACCATCTATTTCTAATCTTAGCGATTTGATCTTATAAGAGTTTTCTAAAATTTCATTTTTTAATTCAAGCACATTTTGATTAGCTTGAACATTTTCTATGTTTGTTTTTAATAATTCAAAGTCAGAAAATAATTTACCTACTATAAAAACATTACCACAAGCGGCACTAATTAACCCTACAGCTATTAAAATATTTTTTATTGATAATTCTATTTTCATTTATGCTCCACATGAATCGCAACCATCTTCACAGATACAATTATCACAGCCACATTCAGGGCATTTAGGATTTATCTTGCTGTACATGGAACTCCCTTACTAGATACAAATGGATGTTCTGCCCAAGCCATATAAATATATGATTCTGCATCATTAACATCTTCGTTATCACCTCTAATTTTAATACCATTAGAAAGAAAATCAACAGCATGACCTGTACCTGATTCAGCTTCATTTGTATTAGGATATAATACTCGGTCTAAATCATTAAATCCATTTTGATTTGAAATTTTATTTGAATATAGTCTCCAAGCCGCTGTTGAATCTACATTTTTAACTATAAATAATTGAGGCTTAAAACCAAGATAAATAAATGGCCCATCTGAATTATTATTACCCTCGTAAGTTCCGTATTTACTGTAGCCTTGTATATCTGTAAAACAATAAGCTACATGAGTTCCACTAGATGTATTAACATCTCCAGCACTACCTACTGTAAAAACAGTAGATGTAGGACTTGTATCATTAAAATAAGTTGCTTGGTCTCCCATAGCATTTGTACTATTTAATCTTAAAAACTTTTCATCTCCAATAGGAGAATGAAAACTTGTCCAATCTGCCGCTCCATCCCTTCTTCTAATAATAATTACTGTTGGTGTTGCTCCTAAACCATGAGCAATAGTTTGATTGCCACCCGCTCCTGTATAAGTAACTATACTAAATCCAGCAGTAGTATTAGCTTGATAAACAGAATCAATACTACCTATACTTGTTGCTGAAGCATCATTAGTTGTTGTTGTTCCACCATTAGCTTTCCATTGCCAAGATATATAATTATCAGTATTGTTATTAACTGTACCACCAGAATCTATTGTAAATCCATCTGAATTAAATGATTTAACTGCATTTGTTGTAGTGTGTTCTGCTTCATCATTATTCATGTGAAAATCTTTATTAGCACCTCTTGAACTATCAACGATAAAATGTGGGCCAACTCCACCTGCTGATGATCTATTTTTTATCCAAAGCCAATCAGGTTGAAAGTTACCTGAATTTGCATCATTAGTTATTGAGGTACTGTCAGTTGCATTACCTGTATATAACTGTGCATGAAAATATGCTGATGGATCATCTATTGTTGTATAAGCCATATATTATCCGTGTTTCGCTAAATTTTGGGTACATACAGCATAATAACCACTAGGTGGTGCATACTCAAAAGTACCATACCCATTTGCATCAGAATTACCACTTGCTATTTCAAAAGCTGGATTTCCAAAATTCATCATTACTATTGAATCACTCTGATAAGGAGAACAACCAAAAAAATAATTTTTAGATGGTGTAAATGTCATAGCAGCATTTGTTTTACTTGCACCTGATGTTGGATCGCCACTATTTTGAAAAGTTCCACCTTTAGAAAAATAAACTGCTCCATTATCACAATCTATTGCAATACCTAGTATATCATTATCTGTAAATGAATTCCCATAAGATGACCCACTATCATTAATAATTTTATTTCCATTTGGACTATAGCCAACTGTATCTGTTGACGCATATCCTATAGTTCCAAAATTACCAGAACACTTTTCAATATTATCTTGAGGTACAACCCCTACTATAGGATAAAGTGTACCATTCACATCAAGAATTTTTGCTTCACAATACCATTTACCACTATTAAACCCTATTGTTGAATGTGCATTTCCATTATTTGTAGCACTAGTTCCATCAACTCTTGTATTTCCTTCAGATAAAGCTGAATAATTAGCACCAGTATTATTATTTAAAGTTAAAGGATTAAATGTAGCAAAATTGTTCGTGGGTGTATCAGTACATTGATCATTTAATGTAAAATTATAAGATACAAAATGATTTCCTTCTCCGCTTGAATCTGTACCTATTGAGTGATCTGCATCCATATGTAATAATAATTTTGTATTACTATCAACATCAAATTGAGATGTAGCTACTGAAAAATTTCCTGTGTATCTAGCTGTATTTGAAATTCTTAATTCATCAATATAACCATCAAAAGTATCTGCATCTGTATAACCTATATATAAATTATTTGGCGAACTTACAGTTTTGCCAGAAATATCGTGTGTTGTTCCGTCAACAGTACCATCTTTGTAAATTTTTAATGTTCCACCTTCATTGACAATAGCTATATGTGTCCAAGTTGTATTAGATAAAGCTGGAGAATTATTGCCAAAAGAATATTCTGTTCCTCCAACAGTTACCTTAAACTGTGGATCTGCTGGTCTATAGTTAACAACAAAAGAGTTATTATCTCCATAAACTATAAAATCAGAACCACTTGAAGAATTTGCTAATTTATAACACCAAAATTCTATTGTGAAATTATTAGAATTACAAGCACCAAAACCAAAATCACCTCTATTAACTCCAATAATATCTAAATAATTATTTGTATTATCTAAATATAAACTTGAACCTCCAAATTTTTTAACAGATGTATTAAATGTAGCACCATTAGATGCACTTATTTTATGTCTGCCAACAGCATCTCCTAAAATTGGATTTACATTTTTAAATTCCAAATAAAATCCATTAGTTGAGTATGACCCACCATCATATTCTTTTGGTATCCAAACTCCGTTATCATTAAATTCACCAAAATCTGTATGTGCTTTAGCTGTCCCATCTATATAATGAAATTCAGATAAATAACCACCTAATGCTTTTCCTGAATTATTTTCAGAATGACCAATATCACAAGCATCAGCTGAGCCTACATACCCAGCATAATTTTCACTTGCGTCAACAGAAGTTCCAAAAGAAGTTTCTTTAACTCCGTTTATATATAATTGTACTCTATCTCCAGCAGTTCCATCAGTTGTATCTACTGCTAAAAAAATATGATACCATGCAGATGGATCACGGAATCTTCTATTTGTTATTTTATGCCAGTTATAACTAGCACTACCACCAAAATCATTTCCATAATCATAAATTCTTAGAGTATCATCAGCTTCAAAAAATAATTGAAAATCATCACTACCTGTTTGTTTTCCCCAATTAATAATACCTTGTTCTGAACTTATTTTTGATCTTTTAATCCAAAAGCTAAAAGTATATTTTCTTTTATTAGCATCACTTGATGTACCACTAGGTGTATAAGTTAATATAGAATTATCACTTGCATTAAATCTAAGTGAATTATCTATATCATAACTACTATCTAAAGTGTTCGCTGGGAGAATTAATGGCATTGTTATTCCTTCTCAGGAAATTCGCCTAGTGGTCTTGTAAATGAACCATCTTCTTGCTCGGTGTAAGTAAACAAAGTAGCAAGAGCATCAACATCACTAGCACTATCTATTTGTGTTTGCATAGAGTTACATTTTGCTCTAACACTTGCTCTCCAAGTTTTCCATCCACTATTCATTGTACCGCCTGTTTCTTTTGCTTTGATAACTCGCCAATCACTAGGTCTTAAAATACCCTCGCATTGATTGTTTATCATTTCTTTTTTAATTGTTTTTAAACCTTTAGTTGCTACATCTCCTACATCTTCGCCATCTCTAATTACACCATCAGTTTTATCTTGAGATGTCCATAAGGTATCAGCAATTTTTTTAGCTGTTGCTGTACCATAACTTGCAACAACTTTATCACCACTAGAATCATAAGCTAATGTTTGATTTGTATTAATATACCATTCTTCATCTTTTTTATTAGTATTATCATATTCTACTTCATATAACCCAATCGCTTTTTTTTCTTCTACTGACCATAAAGAATAAATTTTAGTTGAATACCGAATATCGTTAATAACTAATTTTTTAGGATTATTAAATGTTTGGGTAATGCTACCACTTTCTACTATTGCATACATATTTTAACTCTCACTTAAATTCATTGTTCTACCTACTTCTTGCCAAATAGCACCATTGTATCTGAATACATGAATATCAGTTTTACCATTTGTTGCAGTTTCAGTTGGTTCGGTTGAAGCCGCAAATTCAAAAATAGTGTTCCACCCAATAGTGTGAGAGCCATCAAAATTTATTTCTAAACAAATAAAAGCACCTTCAACAGCATTAGTCGGAGCAGAGAAAGTCGTATTTTCTGTTGTTAAATGATAAGCATTTGGTTTAGCTTGTGTATCCCAAGCAACAGCATTTGATGAAGATGTTAATGCTTGTTGAGGAATATAAGCTAAATCATTAAATTTAATTTTTCCTGTACCATTAGTAGTAATATCAATATCGCCATTAGCACCATCAGTTATAGTTATATTTCCAGAATTAGTTCCTTTATTAGTATCTAAAACTAAATCATAAGTACCACTTGTTGTTAAAGTAGCCGCCGCACCACCTGATCCAATAATTGTTTCACCTGAGCCTTTTGGTTTAATATGTAAATCAACATTCGTTTCACCACTTGCTCCTAATATTGGTGCATTACCTGTCGCACCATTCGTTATTTCTAATTCATTAACTGCTGAAGCAGTTGTTTGAAATATAATTTGTTCATTATTGTTTTCATCAGAAATAAAATGAGCATCATCAATTATAATATTATGTGAATTAGTATCTAAATTGCCACCAAGTTGAGGACTTGTGTCATTAACAATATCAAATGTTACTGAACTATCTGTCCAATCTACAGTATTTGCTGTTGAGTTAATTGTGCCTAAAGCAATATGATCTGAGCCATCATATAATTTTAAAATCCAACCTGTAGCACCAGCAGATGTATCAATCCACAAACTACCTTGTGCCAAACTTGATGGAGCAGAACTCCCAATATGAGTAGTGTTTATTGCACCTAAAATATTATTTAATTCTGTACGAAAGGCTGAGAAACCTTGATTCGCTATACTTACATCTGAAACTTGACTCATAATACCTCTATATCATTATTAACTAGATGATTTCAACCCATAACCTTGAGCAACATAATCAAATGTGCGATTAATACCACTCCCAGATGAATTTGTAAATGCAATAGAAAAACCTGTCGCACTTTTTGAACTTATTGTATAGGTGTCGCCTGTTGCCATATTTTGAGCAGAAATACCAACTGCTGGACTTTCATAAAAGGCATTAGTATAAGTTATGACTTTTGTTCCTGTTGTACTTGCAACATCATTATCGCTTTCAGTTCTTTTTTCTAAATCAACCGATATAGATATACCACTTACAAATCCTTTAACTTTGTTATTTTTATTTGATAATTTTAATCTAAATTTAAAATATCTTCCTTTATAAGTTGTAGTCGCATTCATATTAAAAAAGTTAGTACAATCTCCTAAACTTGTAGTTGAACTTGCTACTTGTAAATTTTGATTAGCATTGGTTGGGTCATTACCATCAAAAGGTGCTGGAGCATCATCAAAATTAGTAAAACCACGACCAGAATCAAATAAATCGTATGGATCAGATATTTGGTCTATTGTTAAATTTTTAGTAAATGAAACATCAAATATACCTGTCAAAGTTAAAGTAGAATTAAGAGTATAAAAACCTTCATTATCTATATTAGCAGTTGAGTTATTTGGATTAGAAGTTGTATCAGTTCCCCCTAAATCAAAATTCCCAGAAACACTATCAAAATTTCCAACAGTATCTTCAAAATCTGTAATGGTGTCTAACACTATAGAATTAGTTCCAGATGAATCAGTTAAAGCCACATCACTATCATAAGTTCCTAAAGTAATATCTTCAGTAAGTGTAGAAATATTTTTATATGCTTGTAAACCAGATATATTAGAATAAATTATTGTTTCATTATTTGATTCGTTTCCTAACTTATCTACTGCTTTAATTAAAAAAGCACCTGTTTTGGCATTAGTAGTTTTTGTTGTTCCACTTGTTCTAGGAACTTGTAACCAATTATTTGACTTATTCCATTGACCACCTGTTGTTACATTTTGATAACGAATTTCATAATACGATACATCTAAATCTGCAACAGCATCCCAATTTAATTGCATTTGATTTGAGCCTTGCATATTTACAGAAAAATTTGAAACATCTGCTGGTGGTTCTGTAGCACCAACAATTAATCTACTTGCGGAGGTATAACTTGAACTAACTCCAAATCCATTAATACATTTAACTCTTACATTATAAGTTTTATCATCAATAACATTTAACATTTCATATTTTAATTGTGTTCCTTTTGCTATTATTTTAAAAGCTGATTCTGTACTTAATTTAGTTTCAATTTGATAATATTGAGTAAATTTATCTGGACTTGCACCAACAGTAATATTTAATCTTGTTAAAGCAGTTCCCTCATTATATAAAATTAATTCATCTGTTAAAGTAACACTCGCTGGAGGAGAAACACTAAAAGGATTAGGTAAGGTTGTATCTGGTATTGTTGCTACTGCTGTTTGTGTTCCAAAAGTATAATATGAATCTTGATGTTCTGATAAAGTTAAACTTGTTGTCATATCACTTGCTATAGTCATTGCTTGAACTCTAAAAGGTTTTGCAGAAAAGCCTGTACTAGCATGAGTTATATTTACTATATCGCCTATTGATAATTCTAACGCATTACCATCAGCTTTTAAAGAAACATCTAAACTTGACCTTGATCTTCGTAATATTATTTCTGCCATTTCTCTTGCTTGATAAGGACTTGTTATTGTAGGAAAATCAAATCGTCCTTCTAAAACTATACCACCATCAGCAGTTTTCATATTTGCGTGTTGATCTGCACTTGCTTCAGCAGAATCATCAATAGGTGGATATTGTACTTCATCAGATTGATAATTTTTATCTGGATTAATAAAAGCAACTAATACTCTATTAAATCGTGAATTTTTATTTTTAGAAGATACTTGAATACCACCAATAATATTATCTTCAGTTAAAGTTATAGTAGCACTACCAGTTGTTTCTACTAATACTTTATAAATTCCAGAGGTATAATTTAATAATCCTCTACAACCTGTTAAAAAATTTTTAACATTTTGTATTGCTTTTTTAGATGTATCAACAACTGCATGACTATCCATTAAATCAATTTGACTTGCACCAGAATAAGGAGTTATATTTGCATCACAAACATCACCAGCAGTTTGCCAATCAGCAAAATTTGTATCAAAATAACTATTAGCAATACCCATACCAAAACGAGTATTTCTTAAATAATCTAATAATTGATAAACTGGATTATCAGAATATTCCCATGTGCTTGATGTATCTGCTCTATGAGAGCCTGAACCACCTGTTAATGTTCCATCTAAATTTGGATTATAAATTTTTCTTCCTTTTACTAGTGCATGAACTTGAGGTACACCACCAAAAGCATCACTATTCCATTTAAACTTTAAAGATATATAAGCTAAACCTCTTAATCTATGATTACTTGTCCAAGAAGTTAAACCACCAACTAATGTATCGTAAGTTTGACTATCAGTACCATAATGTGGTCTTACTGTTATTAAACTTTCTGCTGATGAATCTGGATCATTTGGATCAGCTTTATAAAAATTAGAATCACTACTATTTACTGTTCTTTCTGTGTTATCTGCTAAATCTCCAGACCAAGTAACAATATTATCATTTACAAAAATAGAAGTTATATCATCAATTTCTCCTTCGCTTAAAACTAAAATTGCATATAGATATTCATTATCAGTTCCTGATGTTTCCATAAAAACTAAATTACCACCTACTTTCCTTGTTCCATAAATTATTGGTATTCCACTATTAGAAGATTTTTTATTTAATAATACTCCTTTAGCTGTATTATCTAATTCGCCAAAATCTGGTATTTCTGGAATTGGAACTATCCAAGATATAACACTATCAACAATATCTACTATGACATCAATTACATCACCGATAACATCTTCTATAAAATCAGGTACATCACACATTTATTTCATTCTCCAAATTCCACCCATTTGCTCAAATCCAACTCTTTCTAATAATTTACTTGCAACAAGTTTTGTTGAAATACTTAAATGAATTGCTTTTTTATTTGCTTGTGTTTTAATTATTTTCATAATGTTATTAAATATTTCTAATGACCTATATTCTGGTAATACATATATAACCTGAACATTTAAAATATTTTCTTTACTCCATAAATATTCTGTATTGTGCATTACTGATACACCTATTAATTTATTTTTATCTAAATTTTTAACCATTAAAATTTTACCTTTTTCTATAAAATAAAATATTCTTGATTTTAATTTATCGTTATCTACTTTTGGATAATTTAATTCCTTAACTTCTTCTTCAAAATTTTTTAATATTTCAAAAATTTCATCAGTATCTTCATTCTTCGCTTCATAAAAATGATAACTAGACATCAGCTTTCCCCCATCTTAAATCTAAAATATTTAGAGCCGCAAACTCCATACCTTTATCGCCACTAAAAAATCTTTGTTGTGAATTATCAGAAGTTGTTCTTCCACTTTCTTTATCAAATGTTGCCCAATGTGAGGTTACATTAATAATTACATTTGCTGTATCAGTTGTATCAACAATTTTATATTCATCTATTGTTCCATAAAATAATAAAAATGGATCAGATATTAAAGCATTAGAACTGTCTAATAATCCTCTATAAATTTTAACTTCTTTTCCTATAACATTTTCTCCTAAAACTACTGCTGAATATGTTTGATCTACTGCTGATAATTGTATTGCTAAAGAATTTTTTGTTGGTTGATTAGTTTCACTTACTCCTGTTATAGATCGTAAATGACCAGAAGCAGTATAAGTAACAGAACTACCTGAAACACTAGAGGTTAAAGGAAAAGCACAATTAGTTAAATATATTGGTGTAGCAAAACCTAAATGAACTAAAAAAACAGGACTAATATTGCCTGTTGCTAATTCAGTTTTAACATTAGCTGATAAACCTCTTGCCATTATATTGCCTCAATAACATCTAACTCATAACTAAATAAAAGATTACCAGAACTATCAATAGCACCTGTTTCAAACTCTTGCACATCAGAATTCATGTGAACAGTAAAAGGAACTGAATCATAAGTAACAGCACCATTATTAGCTAAAGCAGTTGTTAATGGTGGTTCTATTGTAACAGTACAAGCATTACTTGAACTTGTGGCATCAGCAACAACCATATAAACTTTACTATGCGAATTAAATTTTATAAAATCACCAGCTTTTAATCTTCCAGCACCATCACCAGCAAAACCATCAATAGCAATAGTTGTATCAGCAACAGCATGAACTCCATCAACTAAAAGTGAACCTGTTTCATTACCTAAAGCATTAAGATAACTTGGGAAAGTAACTGTAAAATTTTCTTTTCGTGATCGTTGTTTAATCATAAAAGCCATAATTGGAGCAAAGTCAGAACGAGTCATAGGTGGATATTTAATTGTAAAAGACCATCTTTGACCTTGAACTTGTCGTCTAAATGTTTTTCCACTATCTGTTTCACTTACTAAAGTTTTTTGATTACTCTTAATATTAATAGCTTCAAAATCTGTGTTAGGTAATGCACCACTCATATAATTGCCGCCCTTCCTTTTTCATTAACAGCATTATTAATCATATTTACTATTACCCCTCTACTATTAATTAATAATTCATTAAATCCTCTAGCATCTACTGTATTAATATTAAAATTAACTGTTACAGGTTTTCCACCGCCTAATTGATTATTGGGAATAATAGTACCAGCAGAGTTAGGTACAAATAATTCAGGGCCACCTTCTCCAACAATACTTGGTTTATTTATTGGAGGTCTGCCTCCTTTTTCAAAACCTTTTATTCTATTTAATAAATTCATACCCATTTTTATTGCTAATCCTGTTACCGCAATATTAAATGGAAAAGGTATTGAAGCAAAAGTTTCTAAAGCACCTTTATAAACATTAATCATTCCCTCTTTTATAGCTTTAACTTTAAAAAGTTCTGAGGACTTAGAAATAGCACTTTGAATAGCATTTCCTATTAATGCTTCAACAATTAATCTTATAACTGTTCTTGCAAAATCTTCAAAATTTAATTTACCTGTCATAACAAAATCAGTTAATGTTTTTTCTAATTCTGCAAATGATTTTTGCCCAGCATCTTTAAATCTTTCCATTGCATTAGCACCTTCTGACATAGCTTCTTTAAATCCAGTTATAAAAGATTGTATTCTTGTAGGATCAAATGTATCTTCATTAAAAATGCCTGTTTCATCCATCATTTTATTTGCTAATTCTTTGTCTAAAAAATTTTCTAAACTTGTATCAACAAATTCATATGCTTCTCCTATTTTATTTAGTGCTTCTTTGTATTCAGTAAGAGTAGGAAATAAATCTTTTAAATCATTATCTAGTATTCCATGTGTTTCTATTAGTTTTTCAGTTTCTTCATTATTTGATTTTACTGCTTTTCCTAGTGAACCATCAATCCAAGCATTAGGTTTAAGTGGTGGAAACATATTTAAAGCACTTTCATTATGAGCATCCATTATTTTATTTAGCATTTCTAATTCTGCTTTTAATTTTGCTATTGTTTCAGCATTTTCTAGCATTGAATCTGTTACCCCATCTGTAAGATCAGGAATTTCTATTATTTTATCTTTAAATTCATCTAACTCATCTAAATCTAAAGTTGGTATTTCTATATTAGGCTCTAACTCTTTAAGTGAATCAGATAATTTTTTATTTTGTTCTTCTAGTTTTGTTATTTCTTCTGTTACTTGATTAATTTTCTTTTTAAGGTCTGGTTTTGTTAATTTTGAAAATTCATTAAATGTTTTTTCTAAAGGATCAGGCAATAACATTGCGGCTGTTGTCATTGCTCCAATAGAAAGTGCAACTAAACCCAAACCTCTTGGGCCACTTAATGCAGTTATACCTACTAAATGTAATTGCATTTTTCTTAATGCAGAAGCAATTTTTAATACAGTTCCAGCGAGTTTAAATGCAATAAATCCACCAACTGCCGCTTTTAATATTTTAAAATTATCTGCTACAAATTTTACTGACTCAGATAATGCTACAACTGATTTAGCTAAACCCTCTCCTAATTGAACAGCAATATCTTCTATAGTATCTGAATTATCAGCTAAAAATTTATCTAAATCTCCAAATTGTTTTTTTAATTCTGGAAAAAAACCAGCTTCTAAAATAGTTCTTTTAAAATTAAAGAACTTATCTCCAATCATAGATAAAGTTCCCTCAAATGTTTGTGCTAATTCATCTGTTGCTCCAGAAAATTCTCCTCCAGAACCAAATACTCTATCAAATGCTTCTCTAGTTTCTTCAACTGATACTTTAGCACCAGCAGAAAAACCAAGCATTGATTTAACACCTTTATCTCTAAATAAATCTGCGGCAGATATACCAGCAGAAAGTGATCGTTGAATTTGTTCAGCAGTAGTTTTAAAATCAAGTCCTGTTACAGCCGCAACATTACCTGTTAATTCCATATTTCTTTTAAGTTCTTCAGCATCTTTAGAAACAACAGCTAAAACACCAGCACCTTTTTGTATTTCTTCTAATGAAAATGGTACTTTTGCGGCAAATTTTGACATTTCATCAAATGCTTTTGCTCCTTCTTCTGCTGTACCAAATAAAAATTTTAATCTTACTTTTAGACTTTCAATTTCCATTCCTGTTTTAACAAGAGAACGGATAGCCATTCCTGTTCCCAAACCAATAAAAGCATTACGAAGATTAAAGACTGATTTTTTTACACTATCAAGATTGCCACGAACTCCTTTAAGTGCCTGTTTGGACTTATCTTTAGCAACTATGTCAATATTTACTTTTTTTGTAGCCATTATTTTCTTTTCATTTGAGCAATTCTGTTTTGCCTATCTTGTTCTTCTTTTTTTAAATCAAAATAAGCCATCCACATATTAAACTCTGTAACTGACATTTGCAAGATTTCACTTACAGTCTTATGCAATACTTCTGCTAGAGAAAGTACATTATAAATTTCAGATGTATTTTTTATTTTTTTTTAAGTGTAGATAAATCAGATGTTTCAGATTGCATAATTGCATTTGAAACTTTTGCAATAACATCTGTATCGGCTTTTAATTTGAAAGGCATTTTATGTTCTAAAGTGAACATTTTGTCGCCATCTTTGGTTAGTGATTTAGTAATAATAACATCAATAAGAACATTAAGGTCGCTGTCATTAGCACCTTTGAAAAGTTTTGCCTTTTCTTGCATATTAAATGGCTTACTATAAATAGCTTTGTCGCCTGTTAGTCCCCATTCAGGAACT